GAGATGCGCGTGGGCTGGTAGCCCTGGGCGTACCGGCCGCTGAGCAACTGCTGAATGCTGTTGTAGGCGTAGCCGACGCGCCGGGCAAAATCGACGGGCGACATGCCGGTGCGGTTCAGATACTCGCGGGCCACGGTGGCGATTTGCGATTGCTCTTGCGGCGTCATTTGGTTTTCTGCTCCTGAATTTGTTCCTTGAAAAACATCCGGGCCGCTTGCGCGGGCGTCATCGAAGCTCTGGTGTCTTCTGTTGTGGGAACCAGCCGCGGGGCGCGCTGGGTAACGATGCCGGCCAGATCGGTGTTGGCCAGGTCTGTGCCAGCCCGTAGCTGCAGGCGGCTGGCCATGGCTTCGAGAGGCGATTGCGCGCCGTTCTGGCGGGCGACCAGGGTGATGGCGGTGAGCCGCTCGCGGATATTCTTTTCCTGGTGTCTCCGCTGGGCCATGCTCTCGGCGATTTGAGCCTGCGTCTTCGCATCGCCGGGAGCGAAGCGGACTTTCTCTTCCACCCGCAGCCAGGCCAGGAAGCGCCCATCCAGGTCGAGCATGGCGGCATTCTCGTAATCGGCCAGGTCGTAGGCGATGAGGACTTCTTTTTCGTTGAGGTTGTGGATGGTATCCCATCCGGCCTGGTCGCATGGCTGGTAGCGGCGCTTGTTCAGCCTGATGGCGCACTCGCGCACCTGGCGGCGTTCGTGCTCCGCCAGCAGCAGCGCCAGCGTGGCAGGCTCGGGCGTGGGCTTTTGCGCGGGGTTCAGGTTGGCCTCAAACACCTGGCGCGGCGTGCCGCCATCCATTCCTTCGCCTTGATGCGGCGTTTCGGAGTACTCCTCAAGCCACGCGAGGCAGGCGAGGATAAACTGCGAGGCTCTGGGATGGTGCGATTCAGCCACGCGGCCAGCCTTAACCAGGCCGCGGTGGCGCATCATCAGGGCTGTGGTGGAGTCGGGCCGGGTGAAGGGGTTACCGCTGGTGTAGGTCGGCCAAACCTTATCGAAACGCTCATGGACAGTGCGGAAGGCCCTTTCCACGCACTTGCTTTGAGGGTGATGCGGGATGCAATGAGTAACAGCAATTCCAAGACGCCCCAGGAAGCCAGTAGCGGCAATGGAATCCATTTCAGCCTTCCACCATCCGGCAGGTGCCAGAGGAGATTCCACGAGATAACCAGGTAAAGCGCCCTTCGCAACCTTCCGATAGTCTTTGCCGTTGTCGACATATACATGCTCCGGTGGTCCGTAGAGAGTAATGCCGCGGCGCATGCAGGCGGCGATGGCGCGGCTGCTGCCTTCCCAGCACCAGCTTGCGCCGGTAAAGTGGCGGCTGCGGTAGTCGAGCATGGCGGAGAAACGAATCCGGATGGGCGCGCCCCACTCGGCGTCGGCGAAGCAATCGTTCATGCACTCCACGTCGTGGATCATGTGATCGCCCACCCACACCTGGTTGGCGTACACGTCCGTGAACCCGCGCTTCAGGTAAGGGCTCATGCGGTCGCGGTAGGCCTTGCGGCCGTTGCGGGCGTAGACCTGCAGCGCGGCGGGGGTGGCCTTCAGGAAGACGCGGACAGTCTCATAAGCGGGGATCTCTTCCGCGGGGATCTCCAGCAGGGCCGCGTCGCGCACAATCGCTTCGTGGGCGACGGCGACCGACTGCGCGCATTCAAGGAAGAGGTACGCGGCCAGCCAGGCGGCCTTTGGATATAAAGAAAAAAACCGAGACGTGTGCTTGTCCTTGCGGACCTTGTCGGCCAGCGCGGCCAGGCCTTCGTCGTTATAGCGCTGCAGCCAGCGGTAGAGCGTGGCTTCCGAGTTGCCTGTTTGCTCGGCCGCGTAGGCCACCATGCGGCTGTAGCTGGTGACTTGCGTTCCATCGCGGAGCTGCAGCCTGCCGAAGCGCGTCGGGTCGGCCTTGTAGTCAAAGATCATCTGGAGAATGCCGAGGCGTTGCTGGGCCTGGGCATGGGCGGCCGGGTCGGGCAGCAGGATGCGCTGCGGCGCAGCCACGGGCGCGGGAATGGGCAAGCAAATCGAAAGTTGGGCGTTCACCCGGCCACCTGCTTATCGATTGCGGCCATCTCCGCGCGGAGGGCGGCGAGCTGTCGGCGGGACACTAGTCTTCCGCTCGCCACAGACTGGAGACAACTGCCATCAACCCCGAGCTGTTTGGCGACCCTCGGATATATCCCGCTGTACCGCCCGCCCCTCCTGCACTGTGCTCTTTCCTCTTCGGTTAAATGCGAGAGACTCGGCAGCCCGTCAACGGTGGACATAAACGCACGGAGCGCTGCCAAGACCGGCGCGGAGTAAAACCTGCCACGGGCTACTTCATAAACCCAGGCATCACTGCAGCCAAGGGTCGCCGCAACATGCTTATAAATCCCGGAATATTTGCCAGAAAAAAGACGCCGCTCTTCAGGAGTGATCAGATCAAGCCGCTCCTCCTGCGGCTGGCACGGCAGGGAATCCACGCGCCGCCTTTCTTCATAAAGAGCGTCAGTGACACGCTGAGATTTTGCCCTTCCATTAGCAACCATCCGGACGCCAGATGCGGTAATACCTAAGAGCGAACCAACCCGACTGTACACACCGAAGTACTTCCCGCCCTTTTTAAATTCGATATCGGCGACCCCGGCGAACGCCCCCACTCTGACTTGATCAGGTTTTTTATGGAATACGCACTGGCGATCTTCCTCGGGCGCTGACTCCAGCAGCAGGCCGCTTGATCCGGAGACGACCACTGCGATCATTGCCTGGAGGAGGTAGCCGAGTTGCTCCATGCGTGTGGGGCGTTTACTCATACGAACCACCTCCACGAGCCGGGCCAGTCGCCGCGGGGCAACTCGCGCGAAATCCAGACAGCGGCGAGGGAGACGACGGCGGAGGCGGCGAGGATGATGGCTTGCAGGGTGGTCATGCCGCGCGCTCCTGGCAAGTAGCCTTTAGTCTCGCGACCTCGCGCCGGATCGCCTTTGAAATGCGTTCCGACGAGGTGATACCACGCGCCACCTGGCGGACCGCCTGCGGACTCACGCCCAGCTTTTTAGCCAGACGGCTGTACATACCCCAAAAAAGTGCTGCCTGTTCGAGTTCTGGCGGGATAGATTTAAGTTGTGATTTCAAATGGAACCCCCGGCGAAATTGAATCATAGTACATAAGAAGTTCCCCTTGCAAGGAAAATAAACGGACATCTGGATATTTTCCCGTTCTTGTTAGCGGGAAGTGTTGGAGGAAGACTGATTGCCGGAAGTTGACGAGAGTGCCGGGCTTAACCCTGGGGTCGGCGTGCGTCTCCGCCTATTCAGGGAGAGCCTGTCTCTTTCGCAGGAAAAGCTCGCTATGGTCCGATTCAAATAGCCATCACCCACGCCCTATCCCGTCATACAGCGCGGCCTTGACGCTATGAGCCGGAGTGCCTCCGCAGCACGTACATGATCAATCCAGACCACCCGGTCATTGGAATCGCACTTAACCTCCCGCAGGAAAGGAGGTCAAGTGCGGTGCTCCAGAGCTGTGAGCAAGCGTGCTCGGCCTACGCGAAATTGCGTTTAAAGCCGAGCCGCCCTCGCAGGGGAAACAGTGATTAGTGGTTAGTGATCAGTGATCAGGGGTGCGGCGATGTGGAGATACTCGCAGGCGAGCGGCGATGTGACGGACCCTTCCGGCAAGCCGGTGGGCATCGGCTACTCCGGCCGCGGCGCCGGCCTGAATAACCCGCTAATGCAGGCCACGCCGGATGTGGGGCCGATTCCGCGCGGCGCTTGGACTATCGGCACGTTCTTCGACGACCCCGGCGGCAAGGGGCCGATTGTCGCGCACCTGAAACCGTGGTGCAGTACTGAAACCTATGGCCGCTCCGGATTCATGGTTCACGGAAACAATGCCGCGCTGAACCATACGGCGAGCGAAGGCTGCATTATTCTGCCCCGCGTGGTGCGGGAGCTGGTGCGCGCCAGCGGCGACACGGAACTGGATGTGACGGCATGACGAGACCCAGGGGCGTGAGTTTAGACAACGTTGTGGATGTGTTCAGCTATCACGCGCCCGAGGGGAATGACCTCGAACGCTATCAGGCCTTGCGCGATGCCGCGCGGGCGTTCGCGGTGGTGATCTTGATGAACTGCCCAGACACTGCCGACCAGCAAGCGGCGCTCCGCAAGGTGCGCGAAGCGATGATGACGGCGAATGCGAGCGTCGCACTGGATGGGAGAGTATGACGACTGAAACGACGACTTCCGCGATTCCCGCAATCACCGTCCCCGCGTGGGTGAAGTTCGCCGCCGCTGCCCTGGTGCTGGGGTTGCTCGCCCTGGCTGGGTACGAGCTGGTGCAGGAGCACGATGCGCGGGTAAAGGCGGAAGCCACGGTGGCCGCTACGCAAAAGACATTCGACGAGGCGCAGCAGGATGCCAAAACCGTGCAGCAGAACCTGGCTGCACGGCTGGCGTCTCTCGAACAGCAGAAGCAAATTCCGGCGACGGCGCCGCAGATTGTGGTGGACGCGAGCAAGCTGTTTCCGAATTTGCCCGCGCCGTTGCAAGTGGTGACTCCGCCGCCGACACAGCAGACCGTGAACGGCAAAACGGTGGAGACGCCCAGTGCGCCGGTGGTCCAGGTACCGGCGGTGGATTTTCAGGCTTTGCAGGCTGGCGCGATCGCGTGCCAGGAGGACCAGGCCAGGCTGACCGCGTGCACATTGACTTCCGCCGACACGCAGAAAGAGCTGACCGACACCGCAACGGAGCGCGACGCCTACAAGGTGGCTCTGAAGGGCGGCACGTTCTGGCAGCGGATGAAGCATGACGGGAAGGTTATCGGCTTCACGGCGCTGGTGGCAGGCGGCTTGACCTACGCGGCGGCGAAGAAGTGATGGAACAGGGAGCAGGGGATGCCCGATGAACTTTGCTGCCTTCTTACGCTCGCAGTTCAGTGAGAGCGACGGGACCGTTTCGAACACACGCGTGTCGATCTTTGTGGTGATCGCATTCGCCTCGGGATGGATCACGGCGCTGGTGGTGAAGGTGCCCCGGCCGGTTCTGCTGCCGGAGCTGGGCGCGTTTGTGGGGCAGCTCGGCCTGTACGTTACCGGGATCTGCACCACGCTCTATGCGGTGAACAAGGCCGCGGACGTGTTGAATCATCGCGCACCGGCCACGCCGGGCGCTAGTGGTCAGTCTTCAGTGGTCAGTGGTCAGTAAAGGAGAAGCGATACATTTGTTCTTAAATGTGATGTTGGTGCTGATGGCCGTGTTTGTCGTCTTCTGGCTTGGCTTCCGCTTTGGCGGCTGGTTCTGGCAGAAGGAGCTGGCGGCCGAGCGGGCGCTGGGCGTGGACCTGGTGAAGGAACGGAACGCGCTGAAGACAAACCTTGACCTGGCTGTGAAAAAGGCGAGAGTTTATCTCAACGCCGAAGTGCACAAGAAGATTTTCCCGTGGCTTTAAGAGCAGTTGTCAGTGGTCAGTGGTCAGTGGTTAGTTAACTGCAAAAAACGGGGAGTTGGAATGGCTGTCTGCCGACCGGTGGTTGTCCGGTTTTCTGAAACACCGCGTCCGCGCTTTCTCGCATTCCGCGCGCGGATCCGGGCGCAGGCGGTGAATGTGATGGTGCTGGGCGATACGGGCTCGGCGCTGGGTGACGACGAAGTGAAGCTGATCTGGCGCTATGACGAGCCCACGCAGACGTTGACGGTGACCGCTCTGGAGCGGCCGTGGTGGAAGTCGGCGGCGGCGGTGGAACAAAGAATTCGCGGTGTGGTGGAGGCGTTGTGAAAACAGTTGTCAGTGGTCAGTTGTCAGTGGTCAGTCACAAACCCGAAGGCCGCGCGAGAGTGCTCGTGATGGCGGTGGGAGTGCTGGCGCTGGGTATGTGGGTGGCAAGTTGCGACAACGGCGGGCACGGGCGGCATGTGTTTGCGCAGACTGCTGTTTACCAGTCAACCATGCCGCTTCCATCGCTCGTGTCCGCGCCGGGGACGTTCTACTCGCCGGAGACGAATCTGGAAACGCTGGATGTGCAGGCGCTGGATGCGGCCCACGCAACCGTCGATTTTGCCGCTTTCTCGCTTACAGACCAGGCGATTGCGGATGAGTTGAAGGCCCTGGCCGGGCGAGGAGTCCGGGTGCGTATCTATCTCGACCGGGGCGAGGTGCAGTCCGAGTGCCGCGCCGATGTAACTTGCGCCCGGATTCCGCTGCACGCACTTATCGGTTTAGCCGGGGTAGACATCCGGGTGAAGCGGTCGAAGATACTGATGCACCTGAAGAGTTACGAGGTGGATAACTTCCTTGTCCGGGATGGGAGCGCGAACTTTTCCATCCAGGGGGAGAGCCGCCAGGACAACTCGGCGACCTTTTCAAGCGATGGCGCGGCGCTGACCAGGTTCAGCCGGAAGTTCCAGGCGATGTGGGACCGGCCGGACAACCTGACGGTGGCTCAGGCTGTCGGTTCCCAGGCTGCCCCGTAGCCGGGAAAAGCCGGGTGTGAGCAAAAACGCACACCGGGCCGCCAGGGCGCTGGGAAGGTTTGGGGCGGGGGAAAGGGGCAGGGACCCCGAGAAAGTGGCAGGAAACCCGGTCTACGGGGCGGCGATAAGGCGAAAACCGGGGTGAGCCAACCCTCCGGAGACGGTTTTAAGGGATGAGCAGTTTTGCACAGGGGGAGACAGCCAACTTGACGAGTTTGGGATTGAGCGAGGGATCGGCGCCGGCGGCGGACATCCGGGTGGGGTTCCGGACGGGCTGGTTCCGGCATATCGGGGTGACCCTGGCCGGGGCCAGCGGGGCGGCGGCCGTGGTGGGAACGATCGAGGTATTCAAGGCCGAGCCCGCCCAGGCGATTGCCTTGTTACAAAGTTGGGGTCCCAGCTTCCTGCTGGTATTAGTGGCGCTCTTTCTGGGGGGTAAGTTCCTGGACGGGCTGGTAACCGGGATGCAGACGACGGTTAGTGAGAACTCCAAATTGCTGGCCGGGGCACTTACCGCTTCCGCCGAGGCGAGCGGCCGGACGGCGGACGCACTTACCCAGTTGGCTAACCAGGGCAACCGCCAGGCGGAGCAGGTGGAGCGGCTGGCGATCTACGCGGCCTCGGAATTCCCCGGCGTGTACGACCGGTTCGACCGGCAGGACGAAGTTTTGAAAGAGATGGCCAACAGCATCAAGGGGGTGCACTCCATGCTGAGCAACGAAAAGGCCGCACTGGCGAAGAAGGAAGCAGGGGGCGCGTGATGGAAGCAGCGGATCGCAGGCAGATTCAGGCAATGCGGCGCCGGGGCATCATTTTGAAGCTTGTCCGCGAGGGGCATGAAAACCAGCTCTCGCGCATGGACGACTTCGAGGTGTGGGCGGTGCTGCAGAAGATGGGGCAGACGATGGGCCGCGACCAGGTGGTAACGCTGCTGCAGGATCTGCAGGTGCTGAATTACCTGGACTTCAAGCAATCGGCGAATGAATTCAGCGGCCGCAACGAGCTGAGCCAGATCACGCTGACCGCGACCGGGCTGCGCTTCATGGTGGCCTGCCGCAGCAATGACGACGTGCTGTTCAACTAACGCCGGTAACGGAGGGGACAAATGACGAAGCCCAGGCCGAAGACCGGGGAGCCGCGCAAGGCGGACCAGCCATTCAGGATCGATGCGCTGCCGCAGGCGGTGAAGGACGCGATCGAGACGCTGCGCAACCGCTGCACCTGGGTGGAGATCGCCGAGCGCTCCGCCAAACCTTTCAGCAAGGACTGGGAAAAGGACGGCGGCGGCTTCATCGATTGGGAGTCGATCGACTTGGCCACCCTCGAAAAGTTTCCGCTGATGCGGCTGACGAAGTCCGGCCTGCAGCGCTGGTTCGATGTGCGCATGAAGCAGGTGCGCGGCCAGGTGCTGGCGGAATCCGCCAAGGCCCGCGAGTTCGCCCAGGCTTTCGCCGGCAAGGATCTGCCGGAGTCGAATGCGGCCGTGATGAACGCCATGCGCGACCAGGTCTTTAACCTGATGCAGAGCGTGGGCACGCGCGACCAGGACAAGTTTCTTGAAGGACTGAATCTGCTCTCGCTCACCATGAGCCGCCTGCAGCGCGTGGATCTGCAGGCGCGGCGCGTGGCCGTGGATGAAAAAGTGGTCCAGATGAAGCTGGACGCGGTGAAGGAAAAGGCCGGCAAGCTACTGGGCGAAATGGAAGGCCGCGAAGGCAAGCCCCCGGTGCAGCTCACCCGCGAGGACCTGCTCGAAAAGGTGAGGGAAATCTATGGAGCCGTCTAAACAGATTTTCCTTCCCTATCAGCAGGACTGGATCAATGACAAATCCCCGCTGAAAATCTGGAAGAAGGCGCGGCAGATCGGCTTCAGCTTCTGCGGCACTTTCCGGTGCATCACGGACATGGTGCGGCGCAAGACGTTGTGGATCGCGCTCTCCGCCGGGCAGCGCCAGAGTAACGAGCTGGCGCATAAAGCCCGCGAGCATGTGGAAGCGATCGCGCAGATTGAGCAGGCCGCGCGCGGCTTCGAGTTCGTTGAGGGCGAAAGCACCGGAGTCTACGAGGAAGTGGGCACCGGGCAATTCGTCCAGGCGGTGGAGCTGACCCAGTCGGTGATTCACTTCCCGTCGAATAAGGCCCGCATGATCTTTCTGCCGGCGAACCCCGACACGGCGCGCGGCTACACCGGCAACGTGCTGGCCGACGAGTTTGCGTTTCACCGGGACGCCAAGAAAATCTATGCCGCCGTTTATCCATCGGTGACGCGCGGCTACTCCATCGAGATTGGCTCAACGTGCTTCGGCGAGTCGGGCATGTTCTACGAGCTGTGCGAGAAAGAGAACGGCTTCTCGAAGCACACCACCACGATCTACGACGCGGTGGAGCAGGGGCTCGGCGCCGACATTGCAAAGCTCCGCGAGGGCTGCACAGATGACGACATCTGGGACCAGGAGTACTGCTGCAAGTTCATCAGCGATGCCACAAGCTGGATCACCTGGGCGCAGATCCAGGCGGCGGAGTCGCATTACGCCACCGTCGACCTGCCGCAGTACTTCATCCCCACCGGCGAGCTTTACCTGGGCGTGGACATCGGCCGCAAGAAAGATTTGACCGTAATTTACCTGTTGGAAAAGGTGATGGGCGTCTTCTGGACACGGGCCATCGTCCGGATGCGCGCCACACGGTTTGCCCTGCAGCGCGCCAAGATCGAATGGTTCATGGAGAACCTTCCGATCCGCCGGCTCTGCCAGGACTGCACGGGCATCGGCATGCAGATGGCCGAGGAGCTGCAGGAGAAGTACGGCGCCTACCGGGTTGAGCCGGTCACCTTCACGATGGCGACGAAAGAAGACATGGCGGTGCGGACGAAGCGCGCTTACGAAGAGCAATTTATCCGAATCCCCGACGACACCAACCTGCGCGGCGCCATCCACGCTGTGCGCAAGTTCGCCACTGCCGGCAGCAACTTCCGTTTCGATGCGGATCGCACTGAGGCCGGCCACGCCGACGAATTCTGGGCGCAGTCTCTTGCGCTTCTCGCCGGCGACACGGGCGGCAAACTCACCCTGGGCATGACGGCGAGCCCTGTGCCCAGCAGCTACACGCAATCCGGAGGCTATCTCTGATGGCAGACAACGCACAGCAAGTGCCGCCGATGCCGCCCACGGGCGAGCTGGTGGGCGAACAGAAGCTTTACCTTACGCAGATCTCGCTCTACCAGAACGCGCTGGCGTTCAGCGGCCAGCGCAACCCCTCCACCATCTGGGGATCCATGGTGCGCAATGAGGCGATGTCGATCCTCTACTACCGCGAGCTGGAAGACAAAGACGAAGATGTGGGCAACGCACTGGAAACGCTGAAGCTCAATGTGCTGGAACGCGACCGCAGCGTGCGGCCCAAGGACGATTCCAGCCAGGCGCAGGATGTGGCGGCGTTTGTCCAGGCGCAGCTCGATAACCTGCCCAACTTCCACGGCACGCTCGATTGCATGCTGGACGCGCCGGCTTACGGCTTCAGCGTCCAGGAGATGATCTTCGACGCCAGCATGGGGCAGGCCTCCATCCAGGCCGTCAACGATTGCCCGCAGGAACTGTTTCTGTTCGGCAACCGCTTCCAGCCGCAGATCGGGCAGTTGCAACTGCTCGACTCGCCCTACATGATGGAGGGCACGCCGGTACCGGAAGAGAAGTTTCTCATCTCCACGTACCGGGGGCGGAGTCGTAACCGCATGGGGCGTCCGTTGCTGCGCAGCGTCTTCTGGCCGAGCTGGTTCAAGCGCAACGTGCTGCGCCTCTGGCTGCAGTATGGCGAGAAAGGCCCCGGCACAGCCGTGGTGCGTTACCCGGACGGCGCGGACATCAACGCGCGCCAGCAGGCCGCGCAGATTGCCCAGGCCATTGTGAGCGACGCCGCGCTCGCGATGCCCGCCAACATGCAATACGACCAGGAGCTGCTGAAGATCGCGCGCGCTCTCGACCCCTCTGTTTACAAGGAGATGTTTCTGCTGATGCAGTACGCGATCGCGCGCAGGATCCTGGGCGAGACACTGACAACCTTTGGCAACGAGGGCGGCGGCGGCTCGAAGGCCCAGGGCGACACGCACGCCGATACCCTGGAAAAGAAGACGGTGGAGCTGTGCCGCGGTTTGATGGCTGTCATCAACCGCCAGCTCGTCCGGCCGCTGGTGCTTTGGAATTTCGGTCCGGATGCGCCGATGCCCACCTGGTCGTTCGATCTCGAAGAAGACGAGGACCTGGCCGCGCGCATCGGCATTGACACCGCGCTGCAGGGCATGGGCGTGCCAATGCCCATCAGCTACCTCACCGATCGCTACGATGTGCCGCAGGCCGAGGTGAATGACATCATCGCGCAGCCTGGCGCCAACGCACCCATGGTCACCGTCCGCGATACGTCGGCCTCCACGTTCAGCGAGGCGGAAGATGCAGTGCGCGAGGACGTGGACGAATACGACAAGATGTTCGAGCAATTCACCGCGAAGGCCATCGGTCTCTACAAGGAACGCGTGGAAGAGATCGCCGGCGCGGTGAAGCCGGCGGCTGCCAAACCTGTGGGGGTCAAGTAGTGGCCCTGCACTTCCATCACGGCTTCCTGCGCGATGCCGCTGTCCAGCATCGCGTGGGCAACCTGCTGGCGCGGCAGTTGGCCGCGACCAACATCCTGGGCCGCGCGCAGATACTCAAGCGCGTCCACAAGAAGACCGGCAACCTGCTGCAGATGGTGGCCAGCTCGCGCGTCAACTTCGACGACGAGCCGACAGACCCGGCAGACACCGGCTCACTCACGGCCGGCTTCTCCACGGATCTGGCGAACGACGACATCTCGAATTACATCGGCAGCCTGGTCCCGGTAAGCCGAGACATCTTCGACGGGCTGACAGCGCAGTATAGGAAGGACGCGTTCACGCTGGCCGGCGCGGCCGACGTGCGGCTGATCGCGAAGATCCGCGACGCCCTGGCCGACGTGGCCCAGAAGGGCGGAACGGCGCAGGACTTTGAAGCGGCCGTGCGCACCATCACCGACGACGCGGGCATTGCGGAGCTGAACAGCTTCACGCTGGATACGGCCTTCAACACGGCCATGCAGAAGGCTTTCAGCCTGGGCCGCTATGAACAGATGAGCGACCCGGCCGTGAAGGCGGTGCTGCCCTACTGGCAGTACTGGACGGTGGGCGACGATCGCGTGCGGCCGGAACATGCGGTGCTCGACGGCTTTACGGCGCGCGCGGAAGACGCGGTGTGGATGAAGATCTATCCGCCCAACGGCTTCAACTGCCGCTGTTCCGTGATTCCGATTCTGGCCAAGGAAGCGGGCAAGGATGCGGATGAGCCAGGCTACAGCCGGCTGCCGCTGCTGGCGCGGCTGAAGGTGCCGCAGGCGGGGTTCGGCAAGGTGTTTCGTATCGCGGCATAGCACGGTAGCCCGTCATACAGCGCGGCCTTCACGCTAGAAACCGCGCAACGTAACAACGAGGATGAGGATGGCACAAGTGAACCCCACAGCGACAGACGGATGGATTGAGATTTTCCGCGCCGGCGACTTTACCGCCAAAGGTAAAGGCGTTGTGACGCGCGAGGATCTGCAGGCGATCGCCAAAGCCTACGATCCCACGTTCCATGAAGCGCCCGTCGTGGTGGGACACCCGGCCGACAATCTTCCCGCGTACGGATGGATTGGCCAGTTGCGCGTGGAACAGGATGTTTTGCAGGCGCAGGAGAAGCAGGTCGATCCGGCATTCCACCAGCTCCGCCAGGCGGGGCGCTACAAGAAACGTTCCGCATCTTTCTACACCGACGCCGACGGCAAGGCTGTGTATCTGCGGCATGTTGGCTGGTTGGGCGCGCAGCCGCCTGAAGTCAAGGGCCTGCGCGATGTGAAGTTCAGCGACGAAGGAAAAAAGTTCATCGAGTTCGAGGAGGACACAGTGGCAGCAGAAAAAACTTTTGCCGAGCAATTCAAGGAAACGTTCGCGCAGTTGCTTGGGCTCAATGGCAGCGGCGCTCCCAGGACTTTCGGCGAGGACGACGTGAAGCGCGTCGCCACAGAGGCAGCCGCGGCCGCGTCCGCTCCGCTGCTGGTCAAGGTCACCGAGCTGGAGACGAAGCTCGCCAAACAGACAACTGACTTTGCCGAGCGCGAGCGGAAGCTCGCCGGCGGCGAGGTGGAACAGCGCGCGGCCACGGCGGTTGCGAAGTTGAAGGTTGGCGGCAAGTGGGTGCCGGCCTTCGAAAAGATGGGCCTGCCGCTGCTGTTTGCGGAGCTGGCCAAGATCGGCGGCACGGTCGAGTTCGGCGAGGGCGCCGAGAAGAAGACCGTGTCCCCGCTGGACCTGTTCGTGGACTTCATGGAGAAGCTTCCGAAAATTGTCCCCGAAGGCGCCAGGTTCGATGGCACTGCCGCCGCCCGCGCCACTTCAGTGGGCACGGTGGATTACGGCGAGAAGGCCGACCCCAACAGCGTGCAACTGGACGCCCTGGTCAAGAAGCACATGGCGGATCACAAGGTGAATTACGGCGAGGCGTTGACGGCTGTGGCCGCCGCGCATCCCGCACTCACCAAGCCGGGCAACGGAAGCGCCGGCGCGGTCTAGCAAGTTCCGCGTGTCGGCCTGACGGCCGGCGAGCGACGGGGCGAAGTGGAATGGGCCGGGAAGCCCCGATTCTCCCGGCACACTTTGAGTAAGAAAGCCTGAGGAGGCAATCTCGATGGCGAATGTCGAAACTACTGGCGTAATTGGCAACCCGCAGCGCAGAACCTACGCGGGCGCCGCTGCCAACATGACGCGCGGCCTGGCGCT